AATCTAAATTTGAAGGGTTTGCGACTTTGCTCATGTTGCCAATACCTCAAGCTCGATAAAACCACTAATAAAAACAGTCTTAACAGGTGCAGAACCGAATACCTTATAAACTCTGTCGCGTGATTGACCTAAGCGTGAAAACATTATGCGGTTTTTACGTTGACCAATGACACCAAGACTAGCTTCGCGAGGCGTGATATAACTATGGCCGCCATCATCACTGTAAGTCAAATAGATTAGTGGGTCTGTGCCATCTTCTAAGCCGACACCTGTTTGAAAGTTTAATACAACTTCTTTATGCCTGATGCGCTTGTAATCACTGACAATATGCGCTGTTGTGCGACTCCAAACGATAGGTAAACCACCGTCTAAATGAGTATCTTCATCTAACTCGAATATCTTACCGCTTGAGTAATCACCGACTAAATGCTTATTAAATGCAAAAGCGTGACAGGCAGCACGATCACGGCCTAACTGATATGTTTCACGCACTGCCCACGCCATATCCACATCCTGAATCGACGCATCATAAACCAATGTTTTGTTGGCTGTGGGGAATGTTAAAACATAAAAGCTATGGCCATTTTTTTGATAAGCATAAGCAATCGCATCATCAATACGATCAAATGTATTAATTAATTGCTCTATGCCGCGATTAGATACAATTTGCGGTACATACTGATTTAAGCGATAGACTAAGCCTTGACCGTAAGCATTACGACCCAAAAAGAATACAGTGTTATCTAGTTTTGCAACAGACAAAGCAGCCGCGCAACCTACCTCCATTTCCGCGCCCTCACGACGAGACAAAGGGAATGTTGCGTCACCACTATTGAACCAAACAGTAGAAACCCGTTCACCAAATAAAATCAATTCCCTATGGTCAACGATAAATGTTACCAAATTATCAGGGTCTGCCTCATCACTTGCAAAATCTAAAGCATCAAACGTGCTAAAGTCATTTAAAGCAGAAATATAAAACTGTTGGCTGTTTGGCTTAACAAAAACACCATAGCCGTCTAAATAATCGACACGAGGCGAACCGTAAAAAGCAGGGTCTGTAATTTGTGTTAATGTGTCTGTATTAGTATCTAAAACGTAGGCTTTTTGCGTATAACTGCTATTAAAACATAGTTGTCCTGCGTTGTTTGCAGCAATTGTCACGTTAAGCGTTAAGTCAGCCACACCAATTAACGAGTAACTATATCCGCTTACTGTCTCGATAATTTTGTAAATGCTATCGCCTGCAACAACGTACAATGCGCCCCTAAATTCGGCCATGTTGTAAATTGGGCTTTTAGGTAGTTCAATAAAGTCTTTTTTGCCGTCAACACGATACAAGGTGAGCTTGTTTTCTTCGGATGGGTCAACCTCTAAAAACATATTAACTGTTTCTTGCGTGTTTTGGTTTGGGCTGAATCCTTTATGTTGGCCACCTAAAAACGGTATTTTCATCAGTAAAACCCACCTAAAATATTACCGCCACGATTACCACATCCTAGCAATGGGTCAAAATTGGCAGACGGAATTGAAACCATTGAACGCATGACAATATCTTTAGATTCACGAGCTAAAGCTGCAATCTCAGGTGATACAGTTACACCATACTCAGGTGCAATCTCGACCGCTAAATTGTACTTTAATGCACGAATCCACTCAGGCGGATAAATATCTTGCACGTCATCATTGATGTCAAGCTCTACCTGTGGGCGAACAGCCGACAACGTCAAAACGCCACCGCTACCGACAGGGAACACATAAATTGTGCTAAGCGGATAATCAGGTTTAAGTACAACATACTCAGGAATTGACCCGATGTTTTTAGTACCGATCTCGCTATATGTTTTGTAATCTAAAACTTGTAAAGGATAATCTAAGCCGCCCAATGTGTAATAAGCGGTAAAAATAGCACTTGGACGAATGGTATCAATATCGCCACCTCTACCGATTGTATAAGATGTTGCACCCGTTAAAGTATGCGTAATTGTTTGAGTGTTTTTAGATAAGAAACGAGACGCGCCCCATGAGCTTAAAAGCAAATTTAATGCTTCTAAAGCGTCCATAGTTTCGTCAGATGCTGGAGTTTCGCTTGAGCTAATCGCACCGATTAACCTGAGCGAAGAACGGATTAAATCGGTTGTGACCATACGCCACCTTTAAAATAATGCTCATCCTTGAGCAACGAGAGGTTATTAGTTAGTGATACGAACTGCCCACTCAGGACGTAACAAGCCGTAACCTGCCAACATATCAAAACGGCAAATACGACGGTTATTTGTGATGTCATAACCTCGAACAAACCGTAATGATACACCGTCATACATAGCCTTTTCAGCCATATCCATACCGTTAGGTACTTCCATGTCAGCAGTTACAAGAGTAAACGCATCACGATGGAATAAAATGTTTTGTGTGTGGGAAGCTGAAGCTGTACCAGTCAAAACAGTGATTGCGGCATTATCAGCAGGGCGAGCAGTTACGTTTTGATACGCGCCACCTGCGATAATTGCAGGATAAATCACAGCAGTTAAGTTACCTGAACCATCAGAAGCAGCATCAGCAGTTACAACAAATTGACGTAACGCGCCTGTGCTTTGTTTTGTTTCGGGGTTCACGGCAAATACCCCTGCAATTGTAAACACATCGCCACGTTTTAAACGGTTAGCAGCAGCAGCAGTCCATCCGTCAGTCACTAAAGAAGTGCTTGAGCCGTATGGGTTGTCTGTAGAGCCTGAGTTAATTAAGCCTTGATTAGCACCGTTTACCAATGGTGTACCACCCAAACCGCCTACCGTGTGCGTTGGCAAGTTTTGGCTCATAATGAAGTCAACGCCCAAGTTAGTGGCCATCATGCCTGATTTTAGTTGACGGCCTTGAGTAGCTTGGTCATTGAACAATCCGCTCATACCACCAACTAGCTTACTGTTAGCTAGTGGGCTTAATGCAAGCATACGCCCATCATCACGAGGGCATGATTCATTATCAAGCAACACAGCAGCATCAAGCACGCCTTGAGCCGTTGCTAATGTTGTGCCTGCCGTGCCTGAAAAATTAGCAACACCACGATAGAATCGGGTAGCAATACGAGCATCTAACTCGGCAGCCAAGCGTTTACCTGCTGGCTCTAAGTAACGCTTGCTAAATTCATCAATACTTAGTTTTAAATCGTAATCTGAAAAGCTCCAGTCAATACCGAATTCAGACTCCATTGTGACTGGCACTGTTGTTTCGTTTACATCTTGAATGTTTGCGGTTGCGCCATCACGAACTGTTAATTGCACAGGACGACGGACATTAACAACAGAACCTGCCTTCGCGCCTTTTTTTGCAAATGAATCTTCAAACTCAGTGTTAACATTGCCCAAAAACGCGGAGTTGTTGTGCAAAATACGCAATGTTTCGTTGGTGATAATTGAGCTGGTAATTAAGTTATTAGCCATGGTGTTTATCTCTTAGTAGTCTTTTGTTTATTGCGCCACTTAATATATTGCTCTGTTGACATCGCCCTAGGGTCAGAATTAGGACTAGAGCCGTTAACAGTAGGTGCTGGACGTGGCGCACTTGTGGTCTGTTTTGGTTTATTAAATTTTGCACTCGCTGCGATTTCACCGATTGCCATTAATTGTTGCATGGGTGGCAAAGATGCAATACGATAAGCTTCACTAGGATTTTGACCGAGCATATAAGCGATTTCCGCACCCTTTTCATGCTTAGCAACTTCCGCAATGGTGCTTGGTGCAAATTCAATATTTGAAACGATAGCGAATTTATCGTCAAAATCAGGCGCGACAGCTTTAAATTTTGCTGTTTTAGATTGCCAGTCATTAGCGATTGCTTGAGCTTCTGATTGTTGGTTGTACGCTTGTTGTTGTTGGCTTTGTACTTGTTGTAACTCATACTTGGCCAATGCTTTAGCATACGATTGAACATCAGAATAATCGGCAATATCAGGCTCTTGAATTGTCGGCTGTGTTTGAGCTTTTAATTGTTCAAGCTCAGAACGCATCCGATTAATTTCTGCCTGTGCTTCGTACTTTTGACGGGTTAATTTGTCTAAACGTTTCTTAACGCCTTTGGGTAGGCTGTCGTCATTGTCGTTTTCTTCTTCGGGTTGTTCTGTTGTTTCTTTTTGTTCAACAGTTTCAACCTGTTCAGATTCAACGTCTGACGGTTCGACCTGTGGGGCTGATTCCACAATTTCAGCAGACTGAGATAAATCACTCATGGGATAAATACCTTGTATCGGACTATTGCGCCATCACGGCGACCTAGCACTAGCTAGTAATTAAACTATATTATCTTGCTCGTTATTTGTCAAATTAGGCAGCATTAAATCAGGTGGTAATTCTGTTTGTTGCTCTAATTCAATCGGTTGTTGCATTATTTGCATTTGCGCTTCTTGGCCATTTGGCATCTCCTCAATTTCAGGTTGTTCTTGCTCGTTTTCTTCTAACTCAGGCTGACTAGCTGCATTCATTAAAAGACGGTTGACAATATCTTGTACTTGCTCAGGCATGTAAGTTGTACCTTGCGACAGTTTGGCAAGTTCTAACTCAGCTTTAACGTCAATTTCGTACTTCTTGAGCCGTAGCTCATCTTCTTTTAGCTCATGCCCTGACTCTAATTCTTTAAGTTTTGCGGTTAACTCATCAATTTGAGCCTTGCCTTGCTCGATGATTCCCTGCACTTCGGGAGGCAAGCCGTTCGGGTCTTGATCTTGCAGTTGTGGCGGTAGCATCTTTTTCATGCGCTCGGCAATCTCGTCTGCGCCGTCCCAGTCCATTGCTTTAATGATTAAATCACCTGCAATCTGCATAATCGCAGGATTAACACGGGCGATTTCGACCATGCTATTTAAAGCTTCAATACGTTTTGTTGCATAGTTAGAACCTTGCGTTACAACTAAATCATACTTGCCAGCAGACAAGTCTAAAAACTTTTGTTGTCCGTCAACTTCGGCTAATTGATTGATTCGTTGTAATTTCTTTTCACCGTCTGCGCCCATAATTTGAACAACACGAGCCGAATCGTAAATTTTAGGGATTAAGTCAATAATAGCGCGGCCTGTGTATCGTATCGCTCTTGACACGTTGTCAAAGTACGCAAAGTTAGCCGTATCGCCTTTTCGTTGTTGTGCTAAAATAGCGCGGCCTGATTTCTCGTTGTCCTGTTCACCTAAACTAGCAGAATAAATACCTGTTGTGCTTTTCATTTCATCAACGCACATCAAAGCAGCTTCATTCGCGCCCTTGTCCATAATCCCAGCATTTAAACGCTGTGGCATGGTGGCGATAGGGTCAGGATTGTAAACAAGATAAGGTAAATTATCTGTTAATGACTTTTGCCAAAAATCCTCTAACCCTTCAATTTGTTTTGCAGATACTAAAACAGGTGCTTTAGGTGCTAGTGCTTTTTGTTCAGTGTCAACAGTACGCCAGTAATTATACATACGTTGTGCGTCTTTCGAGAATCGCACCAAACCGCGTAGCATTCGCTTACCATCGACTAAGTCTTCTTTGCCGTTTACGCCGACAATCGGCAAGTATTGCCCTGCCCAATCGCTCTCCTCTAAACCTCCTGAACCAGAACAAATACACATTTTGACTTTAGGAATATAAGTCTTTCGTTGGTCAACAATACGGATGAAAACGGGTGGTTTTTCTAATGTTGTTTGATAATTACCATCCTCATCTTGCACAAGATAAAGTGTTGCCTCCTCATCTTCTTTGTACCAAAACTCAGCAATGACCACACAGTCATCTTGACCAAGCCATTCAGCATCAAAATCTTTAAAATCTGATACCTCAGCTTTAGGCCAACGTTTTTTGTATTCGTCTTTTGGTATTTGTGATAAGTAAGCAACATGACGAGCGTCTGAATAATCGGGCTGCTGTGCGTTTTTATCAAAATACACGTTAAGGGGGTTTACAATACGCTCAATTAAAATAATCTGATTGAATGTGTCGTGTGATTCATAGTCTGTTTTAATACGCCATGCACCAAAGCCAAAGGTGGCGGTATGTTCAATCGCTGTATCGTACGCAAAGTCTGCGTTAGACTCGTTTTGAATAGCACGAATCAAACCGTCGTAAATATTTGCAATATCCACATCGCCATCTTCGGCAGGGTGAACCTTAATAGATGGTCTGTTTTGCCGCGCATCACCGACAACTTGGTCAATAAAAGCTGGCAATCGGTTAATAGTCTGAATTGGCCGACCTTCAGCTTGACGCTTTTTGGCAATAGCATCAGGCCATTGTTCACCAGCCGCGAATTTTTGGTCATCTAGCATTTCGCGTCTATTTTCGCTTACCGCTTGCTTGTCAGTCTCGATAAGTTTTTTAATATCTTCAAAATTCATGGTTTAACCTCATTAATTAATCTTTTTTGGGTGTATTTATCTCAGGGTTTTGAATACGCCAACCTTTAGCGGCTGGCATTCTAAAATCCACGCGCCCACTAGGGAACTCGTCATCTAAATAAATATGCTTAGGGTCAATATTGAATTTAACTGTTGTGCCATCGCCATAACCAGCCATCGGGTCGGTTGTCATATAAACGTCAGGTTCGCCAGCCGATAGTAGTTTTCTTTCCTGTATTATTTTTTGGGCAGCTTCTTTTGTTGTGCCGTGATACATCGTTACTGTACCGTCAGGATTAGTAACCAAGTTAAAATCACTAGGGTTTATCGCGCCACGTTGCCCCCTAAACCCCGTGTTTAGTGTCCGTGGTGCGCTTGCGTTTGCAATGGCTCGTTGTTGTAATGCGCCTAAACTATTGCTCACTTGTCGGCCTGCTTGTAAAGACGGCTTTGCACCCAATACCACGCCCAAAGCTGTAGGCGTAGTTTGCAATAATGCGCCAAAAGTTGGACTGTAACGACCTGCAATATCAACGCCTTGTTGCCATGTATCAATAACAGGCATTGCAGGTTTAACCATTGCTCCCAGTGTTCGCGCCGCACCTTGCTGATACATTTGCCCCGCTTGGGTTCGTGGCGTGTATGTCATGCCTTCGCGTATAGCCTGTGCGCCGTTTACAGGGTCAAACATAGCCGCATAACCCGCAACAGGCTCGGCAATCGCACCAGTTAGCAAACTAGCAGCGTTTTCACCTATCCCGTATGCGTTATTTTTAATATCAATCAAAAAGTCTTTAAAGCTGGCCATGTTTCACCCCATCCAACTATTAGAGCCATAAAGTTTTGGCGTGTACGGCTTAATTGCAACCGTTTCTTTAAACGCAACAGCCATATATCTAAACGCATCACACCCGTGACTTGACCAATCGTGAGCAGGTGTATTTCGTCTATTGCCGTTTTTGTCTTGCTCATAATGATAATACTCTAATGCTTTTATTCCCTCTTTGCACTTATTTTCATCAATCCACACATTAGGCATTGCCATACGCACCGCATTGATGCCGTTATCAATGCCTATTTGCGGTACAATCTCAACCTTTAAGCCAAAACCCTCAACAATCTCTTGAATTGTTTTACCTGTGGCCAAGTTGGCGTGTCTGCCATCATGCGGTAAATAATGACGCTCATAAACATAAGGCTTTTTCTGTATCTCTCTAACGTAAAAATCGACCGCTTTTCTGTTATCTTCAATGTAATCAATAACGCGATATTGCATTGCTACCATTTGCACAAACCATATAGCCGTTGAGTCACCAAAACCCAAGTCCCAAAACGTATAGACTGGCTTAGATGGTTCGTAAGGTACGTTAGTAATGCGCCCATCTTCTCGCATCTTACGCATTTCATCACGATAAACAGCACCCTCTAAGACTTTAAGACAGTG